CGAAAATGTCTTCAACTTCTGAAATCGGTTCCAATCCGGGACCCCTTCCTGGAGTGACCAAAAATGCTTGGCACTCTATTCCTGGTTATATTGCAGGAGGATCTTGCTCTGCTGTTCCGGATAAGGTATGGGACACTAAGATTAAACGATGTACTATGCGTTTATATATTTATGCTCCTGATACTGATAAATTAGAGTATACCCATGTTACAGCCGTAAAGGGACAATACTTCATTGGAGCGTGGCATGCACTTGAAACCCTAAATCTCGAAGGTTCTAAATATAGTGTGTTGCACCACAATAGGCTTAACAATGGATCAGTTATCAATACGCCTTCAGATCCTTGTCCTGGCGGCCCAGGCATGGCTTATCAAGTCCCAGGATCTAAAGACTTAGGCATAATCTGTCTACGTAGCTGTTCTTCATTTCCTAATATCTTGGAATATTTTGGAAATGGCTGCGTTTTGAACGGTCACTTTGCGGAGATGACGTCGTTTGCCAACTTTTATGACAATGGTCCTCCTGTCGTTTATCAGAAAGACGAAGGTTTTATGGTTCGACATAAAACCAACATTTCGGTAGGTGACAAGAGTATCAATGTAGACGGTATCCTATTTAAAGGATCCAACGTTTCCTTTAATGGTAGATGTGGTTCTTCGTTGACCGCTCGTTACGGTAGTGGTCTAACGCAAAAGACCATTATAGGAATCAATATAGCCGGGAGAGTCGGTTTCAGGGAAAATTTTTATGAGCATGTAACACAAAATCAGATTAAGGAAGCTATTGCTCTCTATGATGATGAATTTATACCTACGGTCCTTTCTCTTCCCTTAGCCGAATTTAACACTACTATCAGTACAGGAAATGTTGTTTTAAAAAGCTTAAATGAAAGAAATCACTGGCATTGGCTTGATTGCAATCAACGCGGTGATATAACTTTTTACGGCAATTGGAGCAATGCTCCCACGACGAGAAATAAAAGTAAGGTGGTCAAAATGCCTTCTTTTACTAAGGTGTGGGATCTATTACCCGATGAATACAAGCATGAGTATGTTATCCCTAAATTCAACCCAATAAGAATAGATGGAACATATGTTTCACCTTATACTAACGCATTCGGAGATTTCGCACAGCAAATCAAAGGGTTGGATCATGATCGTTTAACGCTCTGCGCCAAATCTTTAATCGGTAAGTTTTGTCGCATTGACCAATTCAAGTGTGACCAGTTCCTAGATGTTTATACAGCTATCAACGGTCATAACATGAATGCTTTTTGCACTGCTATTCCTCGTTCCACCGGGGCTGGACTATTCATGGGAGGTAAGAAACATAGTCATTTAGTTTCTCTTCCGACTGAGCAAGCCCCTGATGGAATGGTTCTTAAACCTGATATTCAGGCCCGTCTCGATTCTGTTATCGAGACTGCCAAAACTAAGCAAAGGAATGGCTTTGTTTTTAAATGTAGTCTTAAAGACGAACCTAGAGACAGAGCTAAAGTAGCGCAGAGGAAGATTAGGGTTTTCACAGTAGGTCCTTTAGATTTGTTAGTGTTATCTAAGATGAGCATGGGCATGTTTTTGAACATCTTCGTACAGAATTTTGTCGATACAGAAACTGTATGCGGAGTTAATCCATTCTCCTCTTCATGGGGCGTTTTACATGACAAGCTCTCGAAACATCCTAACGTCTTGAATGGCGATTTTAGCAAATATGATAAGAAGCTTCCCTCCATTCTGATTATGGCGTGCTTTACCGTTGTTATCCACGTTAAGAAAAAGACGTGTGGTCTAACTAAAGAGGAGGAAAATATTCTCGTCTCAATCGCGAGTGATATTGCTAATCCCATTCTAAGTATAGATCGAGATCTTGTCTTGATTCCTGGATCACTATCTAGTGGTGTTCTCCAGACTCTTCTAACAAATAATATAGCTAATTCATTATTGTTCAGATATGCTTATGTGTGCCTGTGCCCTGATCCCATGTCAGTAGATGATAAGTTGACTTCTTTTGAAGAAAATGTATGTTTCTATGCTCTGGGAGACGACACTTGCGTAACGGTATCGGACTCTTCAGTTAAGTGGTTTAATATGATCACGTTACAGAAGTGGTTTGCTTCCGTTGGCATTAAATATACAGGGTCAGACAAAGGAGACATAACTGTTCCCTGTCTTTCCATTGATGAAGCCACTATCGGAAAACGTAAGTGGGTCTGGGATGAGGAATTTGAATTGTGGAAATGTCCATTAGAGAAGCATTCCATTGGTAAGATGATTACCATTGGAATCGCCAGCAGTTCTATGACTTTGGAAGAACAAGAAATACAGTCTTGGGAATCCGCATGGGTAGAGCTTGCTCAATATGGGAGGGATGAGTACGAGAAGTTTATTCCAATTTACGTGGAATTATTCGGTGCTCAACCTCCTCCATATGAAACTCATCTTGAAAAACAAAAGAATTCTTCTTGCGTCCCCTGGAAGCGAGAATCTTATGATTTTCCAGATGATTCATTTATTTTACTACCGCGAGGCTCAGTGTAAACGAGCCGCCAGGAATTGTGCTATAATCACCCAGAATAGATACATTGTATCTTCTAATAGGCTACTG